CTCGCAAATGAGATGAACCGTCAACATCACCTAGACAATAAGTTGCAGTTTGACTTTTTACTAAATAGTCTAAGACCAAGGAAACGATTTAATCCTTGGTTGAAAGCAAGTAAACTTAAAGATCTAGAGTATGTAAAAGAGTATTATGGATATAGTAATGAAAAGGCAAAGTCCGCTCTAAGTATACTTAATGATGAACAGATAAAGACTATTAAAGATAGTTTGAATAAAGGTGGAAAAAATGGAAGAGGTTAAACTGAATTGGAAGCAAGACGATATGTTAGAAATCGTTTTAAAGGAGCCGGATGATTTTCTAAAAGTGAGAGAGACATTATCTAGAATTGGTGTTGCAAGTAGAAAAGATAGGAAACTCTATCAATCTTGCCACATACTACATAAACAAGGTAAATATTACTTAGTTCACTTTAAAGAACTCTTTGCCCTAGATGGTAAGGAAACTAATTTAAGTGAGAATGATGTTGCAAGACGTAATACAATCGGTAAACTATTAAGTGATTGGGGTCTGGTAACACTAAAGGGTGAGGCTGAACCAATAGCACCATTGAGTCAAATCAAAATCATTTCATTCAAAGAAAAGAATGAGTGGATTTTAGAGACAAAATATAATATTGGAAAGAAAAAAGAAGAAACTAAAGAAATATAAAGCCTTGGAGATGGTGTATGGAAAAATTTGCCGATTTTTTTACTGAGGCCAAAGTTGACACTGATATTGAAGTAGCAATTCTAACCAAAGTTAAATCTAAAAAACCAGAACTAGTAAGCAATCTTTTACAGAAAGCTTGCGAAAAACGTAATATTAAATGTCACATAATTAATGTTAGAGATGCATGGATCGCTGCAAACGATTTAGAAACTGGAATAATAACAGTATCTAATTTTGATGGTAACGATAATGATGTAAAATTTAACACTAGAAATACTGTGTGTTTTGTTCGTGCTGGAGTTTTAGAAGATGAAATCGGACTCGCACTACTAACATCTTTTGAGAAGTCTGGTTCGTTTATGATTAACAATAGAGAAGGTATGTTGACATGTGATAATAAAATGTCAGCGTTCTTATCTTTTGAAAGAAACAGTATACCGACTCCTAGAACATCAATAGTTTCAAATGAAAAGTCTCTAGAAGATGGATTAAAAAGAATTGGTGGTAAGTTTCCAGTTATCATTAAAACAATTACTGGTACACAAGGTATTGGTGTTTCTATTGCTAAAGATTACGAGAGTTTAGTTTCTAATGTTCAGTCATTATGGAAATTTGGTGCTGAACTTTTAATTCAAGAATATTTTAAATTCGATAGTGATATAAGAACAATTGTAGTTGGTGGTAAAATACTAGCATCAACAAAGAGGATTTCTGCAAAGAAAGATTTTAGGTCTAATAGACATAGAGGTGCTACAACAGAACCATATAAATTGAATGATAGAGAAAGAGAAGTAATTCTAAGGGCATCTCGTTCAGTTGGTGCATATGTTGTTGGTGTTGACCATGCTATTGTAAGTGGAGATGTTTACGTTTTAGAATGTAATGGTTCTGCTGGTATTGGTTCTAATTTTGCATTGTATGATGCTACTGATACAGAATCAGATAACAATGCATATATTGGTGATGCAAATCCATCTAAAATTGTGGAAAAGTTATTAGAGTTTATTATGATACCAAATAATCGTAGACATTCATTTCCTACTGAATCTGGATATGTAGAAAGAATTGAAATAGATGGTTACGGCCCACTAAGAGCAAAGTTCGATACTGGAAATGGAACACATGCATCAATGTTTGTTGTTGACAAAGTAGATATTAATGGTAGAACAGTTAAGTGGGAAAAAGATGGAAAGAAATTTACAAGTGCCTTACAAGGTATTTCTAAACCAGAACATGTTGGAAAAATAGATGAAAGACCTATTGTTAACGTAAACATAACATTTAATAATAGAAAATATTTAGATGTACCAATAGGACTTACTGAAAAAGATTCAAGAAGTACTTTTCTTGCTAACAGAGATATTATGACTTTGTTTCAAGTAAGTGTCAATCCAAATAGGAGATTCGTTCTATCCGATTGGATTGAAAGAGGTGATAAAACAGATGAGGACGATTTACCCAAAAAACTCAATAAAAGGAGTACAAAATGAAAGTAGGCGAACAAATTATTTTTGCTGCAAAGAAACATGCAGAAGGACAAATTGAGGTTCATAAGGCAAATATTGCAGTGTATCAAACAATGCCAGCAGGAATTGGAGAGCATTCAGATGTAACAGAAGCAGTTATGGCTGAACTAGATAAACTATCTGCCGCACATGATAGACTAGAAATGATTAATATCTATTTCCCAATGAAACCAGTTAACAAGAAAAAACAAATAGAATTATTTGAATAAAAGACTTGACAATGCCAACAATTTACTATACAATGGAACATGATGATGAACTTTTACACAAATATTTTACAGTGGGGAAACCAACTTTTTCTAAGAGAAGTTGTAAACGGCAAACGACAAGTTCGTAAGGTTAAATACCAACCAACTTTGTATACGCCCTGCAAAAAGGTAAGTGGTTTCAAAACTCTTACTGGCCAGAACGCTGCTCCAATCAAATTTGATAATATCAAAGATGCAAAAGAGTGGCAAAAATCATACGAGAATCAAAAATCGTTGGTATTGGGGTTAAACCAATATCCATATACTTATCTTTCAGAAGAATATCCTAATGATGTCAATTGGGATTTGGATCAGATTCTAATATACACTATTGACATTGAGGTTAAATGTGAGAATGGGTTTCCTAATCCACAAGAGGCTGCAGAACCTTTTTTATCAATTACTTTAAAGAACCATTCTAACAAACAGATTATTGTTTGGGGTGTTGGTAAGTATACTAATGATCGTGAAGATGTAACTTACATTGAATGTGAGAGCGAAATACATTTACTTAAAGAGTTTCTTATCTTTTGGGAGAATAGTCCACCAGATATTATTACTGGTTGGAATACAGAATTTTTTGATATTCCTTATATATGTAATCGTATGAAGAACTTGTTTGGTGAGGACGAACTAAAAAGATTATCACCATGGCGTATGGTTCATGATAAAGAAGTTTTCAGAAACGGTAGGAATCACCAACTCTATGATATTAGGGGTGTTGCTCACTTAGATTACTTGGACTTATATCACAAGTTTACATATACAAGTCAAGAGTCATATGCACTTACTCATATCGCATATGTAGAACTTGGACAAAAGAAAGATACAAATCCATATGAAACTTTCAGTGAGTGGTATACAAAAGACTTTCAATCCTTTATTGACTATAACATTCTTGATGTGGAACTAGTTGATCGTATTGAAGATAAGATGAGACTTATTGAATTGTGTTTGACTATGGCATATGAAGCCAAAGTTAATTACATGGATGTTCTTGGTTCGGTTAAATATTGGGATGTTCTGATTTACAATTATCTAAAGAAAAAGAATATTGTAATTCCACAGAAACGTCATTCAGAAAAGGCAGAGAAGTTTGAGGGTGCATATGTCAAAGACCCTATAGTCGGTGAACATAAATGGATTATGTCTTTTGACTTGAACTCTTTGTATCCACACTTAATGATGCAATATAATATTTCCCCAGAAACATTAAAATCTCTGGATACGATAAAAGGTATGAAGGTGGATAAACTTCTAAACAAGGAAGTTGATACATCTATTTTCAAAGATACCACTATGACACCAAACGGTGCATTGTTCAGAACAGATACAAAAGGTTTTCTTCCAGAGTTGATGGAAAACATGTACAATGATCGTGTCGTATTCAAGAAGAAGATGTTACAGGCAAAACAAGAATATGAAGATACCAAAGAACCAAAACTACTTAAAAAGATTTCTAAGTATGATAATATTCAGATGGCAAGAAAGATTGCATTGAACAGTGCTTATGGTGCTATTGGTAATCAGTATTTTAGATACTACTCTCTTGCAATGGCAGAGGCTGTTACAACTTCTGGACAATTATCTATTCGTTGGATTGAAAACAAGATTAATGATTATATGAACAATTTACTCAAAACTGAAAGTAAAGACTATGTAGTTGCTTCTGATACAGATTCAATCTATGTTACATTCGGTTCTTTGGTAGAAAAGTTTAATCCATCTAGTCCAATTGATTTTCTAGACAGCATTGCAAAGGATAAGATAGAACCATATATCAGTTCATGTTATGAAGAACTCGCTACTTACATGAAAGCATACCAACAGAAGATGGAGATGTCAAGAGAAGTCATCGCTGACAAGGGTATATGGACTGCTAAGAAACGATATATTCTTAATGTGTGGGATAATGAGGGTGTTCGTTATCAAGAACCTAAACTAAAGATTATGGGCATTGAAGCAGTAAAATCTTCTACGCCAGAACCTTGTAGAAACAAAATTAAAGAAGGTTTGAAAATCATCATGAGTGGTGATGAGAAAATGCTAAATAAGTTTATACAAGACTTTAGAGAAGAGTTTATGAACATGCCAGCAGAGATGATTGCATATCCTAGAAGTGTAAACGGTTTGACGAAATGGAGTGATCCTAGTTCCCTCTTTGCTAAAGGAGCCCCTATTCATTGTAAGGGAGCAATTCTATACAACCATCTTCTCAAACAAAAGAAACTAGTATACAAATACCCAAAAATTCAAGAAGGAGACAAAATTAAATTCTTGCACTTACGAATACCAAATGCTCACCAATCAAGTTCTATTTCATTCATTACAAAAATGCCTGATGAGTTTGGATTACAGAGTATGATTGATTATGAACAACAATTTGAAAAGTCA